TAGATTCCCTCAAAGTAGCAAACGAGTTTGTGGTTGACGGTTTTTCGACAGTGGATAAGCTAAAGGTTAAGGCAGCTATTGCCGAGGCTGGAGGTAATCCACTCCCAAAGACAGTGGTGTCTCAGGACGTTTAGGAACTCAAAAGAGCAATATCTTGAGACACCTACAACATGGACTTACCATCACACCACAGGATGCCCTCCAGCACTACGGTTCGTTTAGGCTTGCAGCCCATATCGAAGTCCTTAGAAAAGAGGGACATCCCATCATTACAAAAATGGTTAGAGAGGGCGGGAAAGAGTACGCCCAATACAAATATTTATCAGGAGAAACCACGCATGGCAACTAACAACAACTATCCCGACAAACCTGGCTACGGAACACTGTTTTACGTAGCTCCAGAGAACAAAAAGCACCCACAAGGTCCTGATTTCACAGGGCATTTAGTCCTGGACATGGATTACAAGGCTGGTGAGCGTGTCAACTTTGGTTTGTGGCAGAAAGAGACAAAACAGGGCACAACCATGTTCTCTGTTCGTGAAGATAACTGGCTTAAAAAGAAGAAGCTAGAGGAGCAGCAACCTAAAGAGGTAACTCCTGGCTACGCTAAGAAGCCAAATACGTACAGCAGAAGTCGTGACGATAATGATGTCCCGTTCTGAGTTAAAAAGGATATGGGGGAAAGCGGGAGTCGCCTCGCTCTGTACCAATAAACTGGTGCCGTTCACAAGCAGAGCACCGTCAGTACCCCACCATTATGGCAACTAAGAAGACATCACCAACTCAGCGTAGCCTAGAGTACTTGCGAGAGGAAGGCTACCTACCGTGGATTGTGGAATACTGGAATCCGTGGGCACGAGTCAGAAAAGACTTGTGGGGCTGGTGCGATATATTAGCGCTTAAAGACGGTGAAGTATTGGCGGTACAAGTAACTGCCTCTGGTGTTTCATCACGCATTAAAAAAATTCAAGAAAGTGAGACCATATCATGGGTGAGAAAATCGAACATCAGGGTACACGTACACGGCTGGAGGAAGTCAGCCAAGACTGGGAAGTACGTTCTGCGGATAGAGGACATATCATAAAGCTGAAGAACATGAGTATTCAGGAAATATACGATATGGCTTACCAACAAGGGTTTGAAGACGGAATGAGCTTTGTAACAACGCCTAAAATAGCTCACGGTTGAATCACGGGATGTTAGCTCAGATGGTAGAGCAGCAGACTTTTAATTTGTTGGTCGTGGGTTCGAGCCCCGCACATCCCACCATCATTCCAGTGAGAGGCAACTACGAGAGCAAATCTCGGAGTTAGGACAGGTGCTGACAGACCCCCTGTAATCTCACAGTCTGTCATTTTCTTAACTTAACTAGGAACATCATGGAAAAAAAAGGTAACATTTTTGTAGCAACTCCAATGTACGGAGGCCAATGTACAGGCTACTACACACAGAGTTTGCTAACACTAGGACCAGTGCTCAATCAAAATGGCTATGACATGGCTTATTCCGCTATGTTTAACGAGTCTTTGATTCAGCGAGGCCGTAACGCACTTGCTCACGGGTTTATGCAGCGCCCCGAGTGCACGCACTTGATGTTCATAGATGCAGATATTAAGTTCAATCCGCAGGACATCATCAAGATGATTGAAGCCGATAAGGACATCATTTGCGGTATCTATCCTAAGAAGGAAATTAACTGGGTAGAGGTCGAGAAGGCCGTCAAGGAGGGTGTGCCTACCGACAGGCTAAAAACACGCACAGCAAGCGTTGTAGTCAATTTAAAGGACTATGCTGGTAGCGTAACTGTTCCCGTCAGTGAGCCTGTAGAGATATTTAACGGTGGTACAGGGTTTATGCTCATTAAGAGGTCTACCTTTGAGACGATGAAGTCTGTTGTTAACAGTTACAACAATGACGTACTGTTCTTAGACGGAGGCATCTCTAACGACCGCATTACCGAGTATTTTGCTTGTGCTATAGAGCCAGGTACAGAAAGACTGCTCTCAGAGGATTATTTCTTCTGCTGGAAGGCTAGAGAGGCAGGGCTTAAGGTCTGGGCAGCACCCTGGGCACAGTTAGGTCATTTTGGTAGTTACTTATTTGAGGGTGGACTCACACCAGCACCATGATTAACCACTTTACCGTTGTAGAGTCTATTTACGGGAAAATCATAGTCAACAGAAACTGTGATTTTCAAATAGATGCTCTCGCCAAGACGGGGCGCACTCACATAGAGTCAGAGCTACAAAACATCTTCCAATTTGTCGATAAATTGACACCTGGTGCAATAATTATTGATGCGGGTGCAAATATTGGGCTTTTCAGTATTCCTGTTGCTCAAAGGCGTAAAGATGTTTCGATTATTGCGTTTGAACCACAAAGAATTATCTATAACGCACTATGCGGTTCTATAGCGCTCAACGACCTATCTAATGTTTATGTTCACAATGCAGCAATTTCAGATTGCGCTCAATATTTGGTTTTGCCAATTATTGATTACAGCATGAAGATGGACTACGGTACGGTTCAAGTTCAGCCTGGGGAAATCCAAGAAAACACATTTATGCGTAATTCAATGGTAAGAGGAATAACGATTGACGCTATGGATTTGCCTAGATGCGACTTTATCAAGATTGACGTAGAAGGCTTTGAAATACAGGCTATAAAAGGCTCTAAAAACACCATAAAAACGTTTAAACCCATCTTATGGGTCGAGCATCATATTGTTGGTGTGCAAGCCATTGCAGAGGCCGTAGGAGAAGGCTACCAGTTTATAGTGGCAGACCCTCTCAACATGGTTTGTGTACCGATTTAGGAAAATCGATTTTTCTTGGTGGCGGGGAGGCCAAATCCGTTTTAGGATTTTTTAGGCTATGGCAACGCCTTCTTTTAATTGAGCAATGGTTAACCCGCCCGTGTATTGGAAATGCGCAAGCTCTTTAAAGTGCACCCATTTCCCTGCCCAATCTAAACCAGACTGCTCACCAAGCGCCCCAACAGTTGCCCAAACTGGGTGGCTTCCATCCCAATCAGGCTTGCCATTAACCAAAGGCACAACGTCCACAGCACAACGATAGTTGTGATAAGACTCACCAGGTCCAGCGTTCGTAACAATATTTCCTGGAGAAGTTCTGCCCTGAGCATACAAAGCAGCTTGGCTTTCATTGTCTCTATAAGTGGATGTAATGAGCAGTTCAATTCCAGCATCCTTGCATAAGGAGATGAATTGTTCGACTTTGGCTTTGACTTCTGGGAGTAGTTCATCTAGTGAGCGTGAGTTAATCATTTGACTTGGTCCGTAGGTGTTGATTTGTGAAGCATAGCGTCCTTGGCTTGTGAACCAGCAGAGCTACCGAAGTAAAAGGCAATGACACCTGTCCATGCTGTGCCTAGGCTACCTAGCATAAGGAGGAGAGCGTCTGACGTTTTGAACTGCTCGGTCATCAATCCGTATAAGATGCCAAAAAACCCGATGGTGACCATAATAGCAAGGACGGGAGGAATAAAGGAGTGCGTATTTGTTTGCATCTCCCTTGCGGACTTTCGGTCAGCCACCGCCAACTGTTCAAAGTCTAATCCCAGCTCTTGAGCCTTAGCCTTGAGCGCTATTTCCGCTTGCTGAACGCTTGCAATTTGCTCAGAAGTGAGTTTGCCATCGTCAAGCATTTTTTTTGCATCGTCTTGAGAAACTCCAAGAACCTTTGAAACTGCTTCATACGCTAATCCTCCGAATGGTCCACCAAGAGCGGTGGCAATAGTTGGTGCAATCGTTTTTAGCCAATCCATATCAATCCTTACAGTATTTGGGTAAATATCCTGTCTCTCTAAACAGGTTGTAACACTCTATCTCTTTGCTATTTTCTTCGAATTTCCTGTGAAACTCAATATACCAACGTTCTTCTCTCTTGCGTTCCTCTGTCCAAATGTGTATCTGGTACATCAAACCGCCAACGGTAAACGCAACAACGAAAACAGCAATACAGATTGCAACTCCCACTTTGACGTTTCCTGCTCGTATACGCCTTTCGTGTGATTCGAGCAATTCCTTTTTTTTTGAGCTTTGTCCAGCGCCTCTTGCTCTTTTACTAGCCTGGTTCTCTCTGCTTCAAACTCTGTCCAGACCGAACCTAGCTCAGGAGGTGACTCGTAGACAAGCATTTGCCTTAAATCGTACTCAGCCTGTTCTAGTTGCTTTTTACGCAACACATTTTCTAGAGCTATGGATTGCAGTGACTTACCCTTGGGCGGATTTTTCTTCAGCTCTGCGTCTGCCTTCTTAGCCTTGTCTTGATGGTCAAAAAAAGAGCCAAGTGCACCACTCAGCTCATTTACTATACCAACAACCTCACCGCCTGTTTGCTTGATTTCCTTATAGGCAGCCACTCCGCTTTTTACAGCAGAGAACGCCATCATCGCCAACGTAAACGGGTCTATTTAGAACCCCTCACCAGGGCAAACATAAACAGATGCGTTTGCTGCGTCTCCAATAACCTTGGCATAGACGTTAGCAGTCGGACCTACTTGTAACCACGTTACAACCTTATAAGAATAGGGCGGTAAAGTAATTACATTAGAAGGACCTGTATCTGGCAATGAGACATTAAAAGAATTAGACGCACTTATCTGTACATATACCGCAGCATTGGTATCAGAGTTTGCCAAATAGAATTGTTGGCAAGGACTGGTAGCCGTGATGGTAAATACGTTAGATTGTGTATTGGCAGCGCCATTGACCAAAACCTTTACGGTCGGCCCCATGGGCTGAAAAGGAATATTATTAGCCATTAGTACACCTTCTTACCGCCACCAGATGTAGGTGATTTCTTAGTGTTGTAAGTAGGCGTACCAGAGAAGTCAAAGACAGAACGGAAGCCACCTTTAGGCAACTGACCTGGAGTCCAGCGCTCTTGACCAATAGAGCCATCTCGTGGCAACTGTGGGCGTGTAGACTTGGCTATCTGCTGGTTAACCTCATGAGGTCTCTGGTGCTTAGAGTTAGCCATGTGGCTATTCTCATAAGCGTCACTCGGACTCATCGGGTTGATATTTCGGTTGTTGCTTGGCATTACTTCTCTCCTTGTTGGTTACGACTAGGTAACTGAATAGTACGAATATACTCAAAGTTGCGACTCTTGTCCAATCCCCCGCCCACATTGTGTAGCAAGCCAGTCCGCAACTCATCGACAACGCCAATATCGTTATCAATCGGTCTGAGATGACTTCTAACGCTAGACGAATTAAAGTTACTGAATCCATGATTACCCCCTGAATGTTTAAAGGTAATCATATTATCATATATCCTTATCGTCTTCCTCGTCTGCGTGGTCAAAGAACCCTGAACCGTATTCATCATCCGACACTTTTGCTTTCAAAGCCTCCAGTTTCAGAGCACGGTCAATTATTTTGGTTTTGTCAGTTAGTGAAGCGGTTGGGTCAAGCATGGTAGAGGTTAGCAAGTCTGCAATGGCTTTCTCTAGTGCTGGGCTTATACCCTTGTCTTTTTTCTTGCTCATCTGCAACCCCATCTACGTCTAGCTGCCTTGCCCCTAGTTCCCTTCCAGCTTTTAGACCTGGCGCAAAAGGATTTGTGGCGTGGACCAGACTTCTGAGGCGCTTTCAAATTGCTTCCTGTGGCACGGTTGTACTTAGCCCTGCCTTTAGCGGTGAGTCCACCACCAGCTGCAACAGACTGTTTCTCGCCCCTGCCAACAGATAGATTAGGTTTTTTGTCGCTCATCTTTTAGCCTTTCTTTTGGCTGATTTTTTGGGCTTACGAGCCGTTGACAAAGCGATAGCAATAATTTGCTTCCTGGGGCGACCACCTTCTTTTGTGAGTTTGCTAATGTTTTCTGAAATGACTTCACGGGATTTTCCTTTACGTAATGGCATAACTATTCTCCTAGAGCTTTTAAACCGTAATAAGCGCCTACACCTAATCCGCCTCCAATTCCAAGACTGCTTAATCCTCCGTAAATCAATTCTTTACGAAGCAATAATTGAACGTTTTGAGCAGCCTTAGCACTATCACCGTATTCATTTTTTATTCTTTCAACTTTAGTTAATAAGTCACGATAGTGAGTATCGTCAATCAATTTATCTTTTCTCAATCCATCAATTAACTCTTTGGCTTTTGACACTGAATCTTTTGGAGTCAAAGTGCTAAGTTGACTCTGATAAATCCTAAACTTCTCCGCTATCTTTTCTTGAGGTTTAATTGCTGCTTCTGCTGTTTTGGCTTCACCAGATAATCTTGTGGCAGCAGACGCTGCTCTTTTCTCCGCAGCAACTCCAGCAGTTTCAGCAGTTTGTTTTGACCTGACAACGCTTTCCATTGGATTTCTTAGTTCAGGGAATACCCTAAGGAATCCTTCATTGTCTCTGACAAATTGGTTTGCCTGACTAGCAGACATATTTTCCATTTTTGTTCTAAAAAAACCACGAACAGAATTAACCAGTTCTTGTTTTTTACCGCCAACCAAATCTAATAATCTTTGAGCTTTTTCTTGGCTGCCATCTAAAAAGTAATTTGATGCAGACTTTTTATCAGAGGAAAATAAAGCATTTTCTTCTGCTTGTATTTCCATATCTGTTAATGCTTTTCCTCTACCTACCGTTGCTCTCGCAATAGGTTCTGACAATTCTTTGTATTTGTTAATATATTCTCCTACCCTCGGTTCGTAAGCGTTCATTGCTTTACGAAGCTCAACAGCCAGGTCTTTCATGCGAGATGCTTCTCCAGCTCTAAACCCAGTAACTGAGGACAAGTCTTCTTTCTCTAACAACCTACGCATAAATTCTGCTTGGTCAAGAGTCATTGGCTGGAATTTTGTTGTCTTTGGTTCACGGCCTTCTATTGAAGCTCTTAATTGTTCAACAGCCCACTCTCCTTTATCTAAAGGTATTTCTTCTCCTCTAATAGCAGAATACCTTTTTGACAAATCACTTCGATAAGGTTCTGGCAACCGACTAATTTGAGTTTCAATTTCTCCCATAACTTTATTAAATTCTTCAGCGCTTTTGGGATTTGTGGCAATAAAATCTCCACTAGCCTCTCTATTCCTAGCTGCTTCAAAAGCGGGTTCTTTTAATTTGGTTATTGATTCTTGTTGGCGAGTGCCTTTTAATGCTTGAAGGTTTTTCTGTCCTTCTGGCTGAATAACCGCCCCAACATCTTCTGCTAAAACAGTTTTTTGAGGGCTAAGTTTGTCAAGGGAATTGCTAACCTCTTGCTCTCTAGCCGTTTGACGAGCTGTAGCAACAGATTCCCTACCACCTAATTGTTCTTGGGCTTTACCAACGGCAGCCAATTTAGATTTAGGAGCTTCCATTGCTTTTTCAGCTCCTAATATCACGTCTTCAGCCTTGCCAGACAAATTTGTTTTTAATGCGTTTGCCAACCGTTCAGCTTCTGTTCCTTTTGATAAGGCGTAATAATCTTTGGCTTTTTTTGCTAAGTTGACAGCTCCCTTGGCTGCACCAGCTCCCCCTGTAACAATAGACGGAGCAAGTTGAGTTAATGTTTCCGCAACAGGTCTTCTTTCTGGAGTAACAAGACCTAAATCTTGCATTTTTTGACCAATCCATTCAGAACCGCCCGTAGGTTTTTCTTCTTTATATCCAAATGGTCTTAGCGCCATTGTTGCTAAATCAACAGGAGCACCTAAAGTTCCCGCGACTAAAGCTCTATTTCCAACATCCGTAACAGGACGAACAACATCTGATATTGGAGTTTCACTTTGCTTAGGCGCAAAAGGGTCGTGAGAAACCGTTTGACCGCCAGTTGATTCAACGGTTGTAAAAGGGTCATAAGATACTTTTTCACCAGCCATTATTGTCCCCAGTTAATATAAGGATTGGTATCTTTGTTCCATGGCTTTGATGGGTCTGTCAAACTATACCAATTTTTATCAGGAGCTTGTTTAGCTGTTTCTGGCGCATTAGATGGACGTTTAGATTGTTGAGTAGTGGCTTGAGGATTGATTCTTCCTCTCATATCATTTGCCATCTCGTCCATAATTCCAAAAGTTAATTTTGGACTAGCTTTCCCCGCTGTTCTTGCCATTTCAAGTTGCATATCATCAAATAATTGATTGATAGACGCAGCATTAAATTGATTCTGAGACAACAAATCGTTATATCGTTTTTGGAAAGCAACAGTAGAACCTGAACGGCCAGAACCCGCTAATCCTTGTTCATATCTAGTTAGCATAGAAGCGTATTTTTTTGCAAATAACAATGCTTCTTGGTCTGCGGGAGGCACGGATGATTCATCAAAAGGCTGACCACCTGGCTGCATTGATTTTAAATATTTGTCAGTAAATTGACGTATTTGTCCTTGCCTACCTACCAAATTAGGATTTTTTGCGACTTCATCTTTTAAGTCTTTAAGTTCTCCCATAGAACTGACTGCACTTTGAACCGCAGCCCTTTGAGCTTTGTCGGCAATGTGAATTCCTTTTGAGTCAAGATATTGAGCAACGTCATCAAACCCTTTAAGTTTTTGACGCTCCATATCAAGACGTTCACGACCTTGACGTTCTATTTCTCTTTCGTGAGCACGTCTTTCTGCACGGTCTTCTTCCGCTCGTTTTTCGGCTTTTAGCTTTTCGTTGATTTGCCAAGCCTTTTCAGACAACTCATAGGTGGCTGCAACACCCATTTTGTCTAAATACTCACCCATTTGTTTAGCTTGATGGTTAGCAATAGCCTGTCTAGCTTGAGCTAATCCTAGTTCTTTGTTGACAGAGGCAGTCTCGGCAGCACGTTTAAGCTCGTCTCTCAGACCTTCTACGGCTTTACTAAGAGCCTTTTGATTTTCGTCAAAGATGTCTTTTTGTTTTTTGTATACATCTTGTTGGCCTTTTTGATAGCCTTCTAGCATCCCGTTTTGGGCAGACAAAGCAGCTTGAGCAGAACCTTTAGCCCCACCACCAATCAAGAAACCAAGAATGTTGGTCATGGCAAAGATAGTGCCTAAATCCCCAGCAGTCTGTTGCGTAGGAATAAAAGGCTTGCCTAACTCGTCAACAGTTTTTTCGTACTTTTCTTTTAACTCTTTAGGCTCACGTTCTTCTGCAAATTTCTTTGTGGTTTCTGCTTCAGCTTTTGCCAATTCTTGCTGACCATAAACCTTTTCTTGTTTTTCTGCAGCTTCAACTTCGCCCTTGGCTTTTGATGCTTTAAGAACGTTTTGAGCAAACGGGTCTTTTATGCCCATGATGTCTGATAGTGTTTCAGCCATGTCTACCCCTTATGCTGTTGTTGTTGTGGTTGTAGTCTGAGACTGACCTGGCAATCCAGTAGCTCCTGCAACCGTTCTAGCGATGTTCTGAGCATAACTAGAAGTAAGCTGATTGATGTATTGGTCAGCTTGGATGCCTGTCTGAATAGCGCCTTGAGCAATCTTGTCGCCAACGCCTTGCAACTGAATACCCATGTTCATTTGGTTAGCCAACAAACTCTGAGTCAAATTAGCTATTTGAGTAGCTGCCTGAGCTGCGCCCACACCACCTCTAGCTTCAGCTCCTTGTGCCAACTGTGCACGTGCAGCCTGTAGAGTCTGCTGGTTAGCAGGAGTGAGCTGACCTTGGTTAGCCAACTGTTGTAACTGCTGACCTTGTTGCTGATAAGGTGCAGCCATAGCTTGCAACTGTTGTTTAGCCTGAGCTGCATCATTTTGAGCTTTACGGACTGCGTTAGCACCCAAGATAGCCTGTGTACCGCCAATGCCAAGAGCAGCCAAAGTCTTAGGCTGAGAAAGATAATCTATTGCTTTTTGACCAAAAGATTTATCTGGAGCAGTAGGAGTAGCTGCTATAGGTTGACCCCCAGCTTCACCAAGTTGAGGCGCACTAGCGTCAGAGGTTTGACCAACGGCTGCGCCACCTGGAGTAAATGTTGTTCCAGAGGGAGTCAAAGAATAGTCTGTTGACGGAGAGAAACCAGAAGTTATTGGTGCGTTATAAGGTACACCCGCTGCTTGTGGGGCAATACTATAGTCGGTTGACAAAGATGTTGGGGCGCTAATATCTCCTGTATTTGACACAGGAGCAAGAGAAGCTGACTGAATATCAGGCGTTGAAACAGGTGCTGTAGTAGCGGTTTCTGTAGCAGGAGATGCCCCAGCAATTTGCAAACTCTCGTCTAATTCATAAGACGGAATACCCTCTGGAGTAATACGCCCAGAACCCCCTCTAGCTTTTAAAAGTGCAGCTTCTTCTTCATTGATGAAGGCAAGTTTGTGCCCAGGAGGAGCTTTTGCTTGAAGCAATTTAGCAATCTGGCGAACATCTCCGCCCATGCCTGTCATTTTTCTAATTGCACTCATACGTTTAAGCCTTCCTTCAATGATGTATATTTATCGCCCCATGCCAACTCTGGTGCTTTACCCGTGCTAGGGTCTAGTTCAGTGCCACCAGGTGAACCGCCTTCTGTTGAAGATGTTGTACCTGTTGTACCGCCAGATGATGCTACGCCAGTTGTACTTGCGCCTACTTTTCCTGTACCCGTCTTCTTGGGAGAAAGCGCAAGATTCAACCCGTAACCAAAAACAGATTGCAAAGCCGTCTGGGCTTCTGGCGACAGTCCTGGCGTTGTTTGTGGCGTAGACGTTAGTGTATCTGTTGGCGTGGCCTGAGTAAATCCGTAGTCAACACCTCCAGGGGTGAATACTGTAGGCGATAGTGTGTACTGTAAACCTGGAGCTTGCGGTTCAGCAGGAGCAACCGTTTCTCCCGTTAAAACGCTAGAAGGTATTTTTAATCCTTCTGTACTTGTAGGAGCACTTTCAAGTGTACTAACTTGAGGTAAAGCGCTAGTGGGAGTTGGTAGCCCCGTTCCCGACATTGGTCCAGGAGACAACGCTGAACTTACAGAATCGGCAGCAGCAGCAGAACCTCCCCCAATTACAGCTCCCTTAGCTGCTCCTTGAGCAACATTTTGTCCTGTTTGTGCAGCCTGTGTTCCTCCTGCAGCAGCACCTCCCGCGGTAGCTCCCGCAATACCTCCGCCCACAGCAGAGCCTACGCCAGAGCCTACACCCCCACTAACTGCAGCTTGTCCAATTTGCGTGGCGTTTGCGCCTTCAGCAGCAGCCGTACCAGCGCTAACAACAGCACCTCCTGCAACTGCAGCAGCAGTACCCGTAAAACCTAAAGAAGCACCAATAGCGGGAGCTGCCTCTGGAGCTAAGATAGCAACAACAACAGGAATAAAAGGTTCAGCTTTTTGTAAAACAGGTTGTACTTTTTGACTCCACCAACTCATGCTACACCTCCTGCCATTTTTTGAGCAATCTTGCCCATCAAAACAAACATTGATAAAGCATGATAGTTAATAGACTGACCTAGTTCTCCTGGGTCTATTAGCTTGTAATTTTCTAGTTGTTTGATAAACATAGGGTACAACGCTTTGTCTTTTATGGCCTGTTCTGCCATATTGCCAAACTGTACTATTACTTGAGGGTTTACCCCACCTTCTTGAATAGCCTGTTGTATTGCTTGCGTAACTTGCTGTACTTTTTGTTGGTCATCCATTACACGACTCCTAATGCTTGCGCTATCTGTTGATGAATGTCTTGGTGGACACCTAGCCAGTCATAAAAGTCGTCTTCAACGTTAAAGTCAGCATCTAGCAACTGAAACGGATTGTCAAGCCTCAAAATAGACGCTAATGACTCGTGCATTTGATTGTGTAGAAGTAGCCAGTCATCAATGTTAGACGGGTCTATGTCTCCAATAGGATAGAAAGGAGTCTGTATTCCTTTTCTATTCAAAGTCTGAAAGAATAACTGATGTTGCAAATAGTTTTCAAACGCAAGCCTACCGAGACCTTGGACATCCCCAAATTCTACGTAGGCTAAGTCGTCTTGATTGATAGATTTACCCTGCCTTATCTGCTTTGTTATCTAACTTGTTGAAAATCTGTTTACAAATATCTTTAATCTCGTCAATATCTCTGTGATAGTCTTCTTTTGTCACATAATCTTTTGGCATATCACGAACATCTGCGTCCAAACGTTCTATAGCTTTGGTTATGTTGTTTAGTACCCATCCAGCTAAGAAAGCTGCAGTCGTTACGACAATATCAAATAGTTGTTGTAATTCCATGTTTTATTGAGCGTAATAAGGCACTTTCACGACAGTGCCATTCAAGTCAAACAGCATATATCCTTGCGGTACAAGCGGGATACTAGCCGTTGACATTGTGGCATTGGCGTTAGTTGTAGCAGTGTGATTGATTGTTTGTACGTTTTGTGTACCAGCGTTAATTGTTACGTTACCGCTTGTAATTGTTACGTTAGAAAGAGTTAAGTTGCCAACACTAGACGTTGTTGAGCCTAATGTTATTGTTGCGTTTCCTAAAGTAGCTGTTG